CAGTAAAGTTATCTGAACCATCACCAGCCGTGTCACCGCCTATTACAAAAGGTATCTGCGGTTGTGGTCTCTCAAAAATCTTGATGTATCCATTCTCGTCCTCAATCCACTGGATAGTGGTATCAAGGATCTTGTCAGCTGCATCTTTCTGATAAATAAAATACCCTCGCTGCACCAATGGATCATGGTCGCGAAGGTATGAGATGCGCTCATTTACTTTCTGAGCGTTGAATATGGTTTTACCAAGAACTCCCCACTCACCTAAACAATAGACAGAATAATAATAAGGATCGGTGTGTTTGAACGCCTCCAAGGTCTTACGAGTTCCCTCGTCTAAGAAGGGATTGTCTCTGTAATTACTGTGTGAAGTGATTGAGTTTTCCCGTGGATGATCAAAGAACTCTTTCTTTAACCAGTGGTTAATGTCAATCGGGTTAAAACTAATGATCATTTGATTGTAGTTTGATTTACCACGCATCCGAATGTCTAACTGTCGGTAATCATCAACTAGGATTTCGGACGCTTCCTCAATCCAAATGTTTGTGATCCCCTCAATGGACTTGCGCTTTTCTACTTTATCTAGACCATAGAAAAGTATCTCATTTCCGTTTAATTTGCATTTGATGTACAGCTCACTGTTCCTTCCTTCGGGAATGTGGAACAATGGGTCAAATCCCCAGTCGCTAATTACCTTCTTGATGTCAGCAAATACGGAATCTCTCAGGGTATCACCAACTTTACGAACGACCATGAAGCGATGACCCTTCTCGGAGATCATCCGGTATACAAGCTTTTGAGCGCTAAACTTAGATTTACCACTACCACCACCGCCCATAAGAACTAAGTAGCGTGATTGATCAAAGTAAAACGGGTAAAACTTGCTATTCGTCACATCAGGAAGGTTCGATAAGTCGATGTTAATCATGCGTACCTTTTGGCTCTGGGAGTTTCACCGAATATTCCACAATTGCGTTCATGTCTACTTCTTGTTTATCTCTCCATTGTTGCGGTTTACGGTTCTTCAGCCAGAAGATTAACGCCGTTGTATTAGGATGGGCCATTTTCGTTGATCGTTCGAATCCATCTGCCGTTTCCTTCGTTTCCTCATACTCATAACCAAGAGCTGCTTTAAGCAGTGCATTCTCGACCATTATGTCGATTACTTCCTTACCCTTTTTTAAGACTTCAACCAATTCAGGGAACTGTTTCTTATACTGGATGAAACTCTCTTGACTCACATCGAGGTTGTCACATATCTGAGCTTCAGTTAAACCGTCCCTGCACCATGCTTCAATGAGCAGGAGTTTAGGTTCAACGTTTGAGTAATACTTACTTGGTCTACCTCCTGCCACTGTTTTCACCTCTCCCTAAAACACTTTAAATTCTTCCATCCCAAGGTTCTGTGCTCCATGCTTCTTCACTATCTGTCCTATTTTTAGGATCACTCCACACCGCTGCAAACGAATATACTTCATGCGGTTGCTCAGATGCAGAAATAAGCATTTCACCAATCTTACGCATGCTCTCTGAATTAGTGAATATCTCCATCAGGTTTGTTGTGTTCCCAAAGTGGGTACCTCTCACTCTAAACATGAGTTGTCCTGTTGATTCATGCATTCCTGCACTTACGATAACCCCGCCATTGCCGATATGAAGATATACACTTTCCATTGTTTTCGCCTCCAACTAAACTTTTTTTGGATATATACCTAATTCGTTTCGCTAATATCAACGCAAGCTCATTACTTATTCTAATGAATCCTTCTTGTCCGTTGTCATTACTAACCGCTTTTTCTAATTCATTAGCAAGGAGTATCAAGTATTCTTTATCCGTATTCTCAATCGGTGTTATTCCATCCATGTTTACTGCCATTGTTTTCACCTCCAGTAGTAAGTTAAATAAATGATCCCTGTGTATGCTATAAACATCGATGTGTATAAGAGGTATATCCATCGGTCTGAATGCTTCAAGCCTATACGACCTCCACTTCATTAAGATTATTCGGTCGAACCGGAGAAAAACAAAAAGAGCAACGGCGATAACCGTCACTCTTACGTTTGATGCAATCGCATCTATATGCATTTCCACACCACCATCAAGGAGCGAGTCTGTCACCTTGTCAGTATGCGGTTGTTGCTAAAGCAATTTTTGCAATCCCACGAATATTAAACCACCAATTGTTCCACCTAATACGGTGACGATGATCCACGTCAATAATCTAACTATTACGTAGTCTTCATATGCATCCATGAATCTATCCATTTTCATTCTCCTCGTAATAAAAGGTAGCGCCGATTTCTCAGCGCCAAGTCCAGAAAAGGAGTGATATTCAAATAATATGAAGAATCAGCACTTAGGGGCGGTTCGCGCGCTACCGAATGCTAATTCCTCATACTTACATAATATCACGATGCCTTTGCACTTTCTGTACTGTCTTTGTACTTTTTACTCAGTACATTCCGTATGTGACTCTCGCTATATCCCAATTCCATAGCCACTTGCTTGTTTGTTTTATTTTCCATAATCCTTTTGTACATAACTACATTAGCTAGCCCTTCAAACTGTGCCATATGCTTTTCCATCTCAATCTTAACGCTGTTTAAGCGTTCTACCTCTGCCTGTACAATTTCTAACTCTGACACTGCTGCATTGTACTTCTCGATCCCTTTATCGAGAGGTATATGACAGTAGTTTCCAGTCGACGCCATCTTGCCACTGAACAGAACTCCATGCGCTATATCAACTCTGCGTCTTATCTCCATTTCGTGGATCTGCACGATTCGGAGTTCGCTGCAAATGTCGTTGTACGATTCCTTCCAACTCATGTATATCCCCCCTATAGATAACTTTTTAATCTTCTTCTATCACTTCAAGGCTACTTTCGCTGTACGGTATTCCTACGTTCATCCCATCTAACGCAACAAATATCCAAGGATCTGAGATGCGTATAACAGTGCCTTTATTACCCGACTTGTGGAGTACTCTATCGCCTATCTTCATGAGAGAAAAGCAGCCGTTAGGCTGCATCCCTCGCTGATCCAAATACTGCTAACTCAAGCGCTTCAAGTCTTTTTTCAACACTCGGTCTTGCCATTTCGCCACTAATGTCTGCCTGATCCAGTCCACTGGTTGCGCTGTTGGTATCTTCATCACGAAAGGCTGGAACCGTTACAGGCTCGTCCTCCACACCGCTAGATTGTGCCATATCCTCATGATTACATTCTTGTTCTTGGAGGTAGGCGGTTCGAAACGAGGGCGCTTCTTCGCTGGTCACCACCCGGTATCTCCCTTTCTCTAAATACTTAAACCGAATAGTTTCATCCGTCTTCGCAAGTTCTGCAAGGTAATGAGTCCGTTTGATATCATCTTCCCACCGCAGATTGTAAATAACAGGTTTAGCTTCTTCTTCTTTTTTACGCTCTTCATCCAATTTTTCACGTGCACTACGCACATCTACTTCAACAACTTTAGTTGCGTTTGCGGCCCCGATTGCGATTTCTTTACGAAGATCCTCTAGATGTCCGTTCAATCTTGCAATTTCTGTATTTGCTTCATCCAGTGCTTTAGCTGCTGCGTCACGTTTGCTGATCGCGTCATTGATATCTAGTTTAGCGTTGTCAACAATATACTTGAGGGATTCGTTTGCTTCCTCAGACTGATTATATTTATCCTGCAATGCTGCATTATCTGATTCCAGTTCCTTAATTCTCAGCAAGTCTACTTTCTTCATCTCTACGACAGCATTTTGTATAACTGCATTGACGTATTCATAAGATACTATTGCTTTTTCTTCAGAGTAGTTGATGAACAGATCCTTGGGATCGTCTCCACCAAAGTCCAGACTATCCATAAACTTTGCGACTTCAGTTTTCAATGTTTCCTGTGTCAACGCTTCTAGGCTTTCAGTGAGTTGTACGATCTGCAATTCTAGGTCAGCAACCTTACCAGCGTCTTTCAAGGCTCCACGTTGGTTTTCTGAATTCAATTCACCTTGCAGAGCATCAATTTTAGCTTGAATATCTTGCGTTGGCATTTGTCAAATCTCCTTTTAGTCCGTATATGATCTTATACATCTATTTTATCACTAGTACCACTATAATGGTACTTTTTTCTTACATTTTCGCGATATTTTACGCACTTTTATTGTCTGACCGACCATCCATTATAGGCGTTCTAGGAGGCTCACCACGCGCTTTTTGTTCCTTGGCATGTATTTGGTTGTCCACTGGTATAATCGCGCCTGTGAGCCTACCTGTAGCGTCTATGCGGGCATATGTGCCATTGAGGTTGACCCACTCTGTTATCATGCGCTGATCTCCTTTATCTGGAGGTCGGGAAACTTTATCATGAACATACGCTTTTTAAGTTGGTAGACAGCCGTTTTATATCCTTTCACATCCTCAATCTCTTGGTGACCATCTGCATAAGTTACTAAAAAGTCCGCTTTATATTTAATTGACGATACTTTCTTCCCTGTTGCCTTGTTCAATCGTCCCTCCATAAGTGTATAGACTGGTTGTAACTCTACCTCTGTGACCACTCCAGAGCGTTTCAGGAGCATTAGCTCCCGATACCTCCTAGACTCGGCTATGCTATCGAATACATGACCATCAACTTGCGTCTTTTTCGCTCCGTATTTGCTTACCATGTGTGTCTCAGCCCCTTACTTATAGATCCAGCCTTCAATATCAGGCGTTTTACTTTTGTAGTAAGCACCAATGCCATAATGCTGAATTACAAACACTCCGCATTTCTTGCATTTCCACAGGTTTGATTGTGTACTTCTATGTTTTGCGATGATCTTATGATCATGTCTGCATAAATACTGTTTTAGTTTTAACGTTTGTCTCAGTCCCCTTATAAGTTAAGTACAGCGAAACTATCTCTTATATCCTCCTTGTGTAGATAGAGAGGTATTATTCCTCTCTATCCCTTATACGGCTTGGGCTTGTTCGGTCGATTCGATGGCCTGTCGGCCAATGAATTAATTTCGCATCAATAGCGCCATATCGTATCCAGATTCTATGAACTTAATTGTCAGTTTTCGATTGATATCATTGCCTAACCGATCATAAATCTCATACATTTCATCTTTAGAGAAATTTGTGCTGAGTAGCTCATTAAAACTTTTGAGAACACGCGGTGCCCAGTATTTATTCAAGCTCTTAGCAATTGGCCGTGATACCCAAGCAAACATTTTGCATTTGAAGTCAATTTCGGAACGAACATCAACTAAACGAAAGTAAATGTTGTTCTTCGGTTCTAAGATTATTTCGTTACTTCGATTTATAAATGACTTAGGGAAAACTTGTAGTGCCTGGGCAACGATATTGGTTAGTCCCTCATCAACAGATGATTTAATTTCTGCGTCGATCAATATCCTCTCACCCCTTAATAGATTGGTATTGTGGTGTATCTTCGTACTGCGTATTAAACACTCATCGACTGATAAGCTATTTCACACATGATTCCGCATTCTTCCATCACTTCATCCTCAATGCGTCCTCTGTTTGGTTCCAATTCGTCCAGGTATACACCTTTGATGCAACTGGCGCCAATTTCTCGTTCTAACTTTGATCTAGCTTCAAAGACATCTGGAAAATCAACTCGTATCTTATTCCAGTAACCCATTCCACCCTTGACGCAGCCGATACAATTATTATTGCGATATCCCATTTCGTACATTTCAGGACGTTTTATACCTAGTCGATACAACATGCCGTGAACGTCCTCTTTACTCAACATTTCGTCAATTAAAGGAAAAGCATGCTCATATTCAGGCATTGTATCTCTCAACCTGTCTGCCCGATGTTTTTCACTTGAGTCGTATCCCCACACATAGACCATTTCCCCAGCTTGCTGTTTTTCCCACTCTTGCCGAACCTTCTTTTTCAACTCAGATGTACAAAGCGCCCCATGAGGAGAGTTAATAAATCGACGTTTATTTATAACGTCATTAACACTCACATACTTTGAGCTACGCAGAATTTTAATTTCTCTTCCCAATGCCTCTTCGCATTCTTTCAGAAAGCGAATTGTATCTGGGTGTTGGTCGTTTATGTCAATGTAAAACATCTCGTCAATGGTATCTCGTCTGAGATAAGCAGCAATAAAACTGCTAACCCCACCACTAAACCAGCACACTTCTTTTTTCAAATTATCACTCCTCTGCTTCGCCCTATGCGTCTACTGCTTATCTACTTGGTATGCCTGTAGTGTCATATATGCAGCCTCTGCCCTCTCTCTGGGGCTGGAGAGTAATAGATGTTTAACTTCAATTAGTGCTATAAGGTCATATTCTTCAACCTTGTCGTACGTTGTTCCGTATACTATCGCTGACAAAGTTTTCAAATATAACTCTGCATCTACCTCTATAGCCTTTGTCTGTACCTCTAGAGAGGCGGCAGGGTCTGTGCAGTAGAAGGGAGCGTTGTTCCATGCTATCTCTTCCGATATTTCTGCCCATCCAACCTTCCCAACTGGGGATATTAACCGATGGAAATTTTCTATCTTTTCGACTGTGTACCCCATCAACTCCGCCAGCTTACGGTTAAGCTCCTGATCGGTTAGTGTCTGTACCTGTAACTGTGTCATGACTTGATCTCCTTTTTCATTTCTTCAACTTTTCTGTATACTTCCGGTCTTTCATTTCCGCTCATTGCCACATTCAAAATTTCTTTATATTGTTCTATGGTCTGATGTGCCTGAATCAATTCACGGTGATATCCACCAGCAACTTCATGTTCAACTGCACGCCACTTCTTTTCTTCTTCTAATTGTTGTTGTGACTCTTCTAGAGCAGCCAATAATTCATTCACAATCTTTTCTAACGCCCATTCGTCACTAATCCCTGCTACATTCTTGATCTCTTCTATCCGTTCTGGTGTCATATCATTTAACTCCTTCGTTGTTAGATGCTGTTAAAGCAGCCTTAGCTCTCGTTCCAAAATCCTGTTGGACCTTTGATTCCCAGTCATACACCATATCATTTTCGATTCTCGTATAATTACCGATTGTATAGTTATCTTCGTCTGCGTAGAACGCTAGGGCTTTGTCCTTTTCTTCTAGGAGAGAAATTAGGTAATTGATGTCTGTTAATACCACTACGCCTAGCACCTTATAGTCAGGAATTGCTTCTACACCTTTTTGTAAAATTTCATACGCCTGTTTAATCTCTGTTAGTTTACTCATAGGAACCCCCTATACCTGTTTCGGCTGCCGCTGCGCTGGGTGATTCGGTCGGTTCGGTGGCCTTCAGCAAAATCGCTTCGCAATCACACTTCATGATGTTGCTTGCTCCTGGTCCATTACCGTTTGTTTTATAAAGATCAGGCATGGTTTCGTTTTCGAATACTTCAAACACTTCGCCGATATGTGTTTTGTACCACCATGGGATTGGAGCAATCGGTGTATGCTTTACGATTCTTACTTTCATGTCAACCATCTCCTTTTATGCGTTTAAGGGTGGATACTGCGAGTTCTGTTCCATCGTATGTTTGGTGCCATATATTTAAATCTCCACTTGTGCTTGTTAGCCAGTTTAAATCATTTGCATATACTTCCAGAGCCTTTATCGCCTCTTCAAGTTGATCTGTTAGTTGTTCCATCCACGTTTGAGAGTGTGCATATAGGTAAGCTGTCTCTTTGGTGTTATCAACACTTGATTTTGCTAGTGCTTCCCGCACATCTCTGATTAGATCAGTCATTACAATCCCTCACTCTCAATGTTCCTTTACTGTATACAGTTGCTGGTCGTCTTGAGCTTTTCTCGTCCATTGGCAACATTTTTGCTTTTGTAACAGCATCAAGTATCCACTTGAAATCAATTTCAATTTGATTAATCATCTCATCGTTAAATTCATACCATGCTGACAAAGTATTGTGATTTCCATGCATTGGACTATTAAGTATTTTAAGGAATCTTTCTAATGTTTTTTTGTCAATATCCCTCATTATCAATATTATTTCTTCAATGTCTGAGTTTATTTCCATTGGTGTTCCTCCCAATCCGTTTAAGATGACTTTCATTGCACATATGAGATAATCGCTCCATGTTGCGATCGTGGTCACTCATCTTTTTCCATTCGCTAATTACCATCTTTTCAATTTCTGTTGTGGTTACGGCACACCCATGGATGTACTTCTTACTAGACATCTTCTTCACCCTCTCAACCTCTCAAGATTTCCGTTCTTTTCCTGCTGCAGCGTTAATGATTTTCGTCCTGGTATGCGAAATCCATATACGTTTCCTTCCATGCCATCGAATATTAATTTGATCGATCCATTTTCAACGTTAAATTCACACCAACTGAGGAATCCTCTTGCACTGGTATATCCTCTTTCATCAAAGTTGAATGGTTGGACGTTATCATCCTCGCATTCCTTGGATACTCCGATTCTCTGTTCGTCCTCGTCATAAAACAGATATAAGCTTCCTCTTTTCTCAATTCCGAGTTTTCTTTTAAAATTAGCATTTAACAAAATTCGTTTCTCTTTATCTATCGATATGGCCATATCCGACATTCGTTCGTCTACTCTACTTACTGGCTTGAACTTCCCCATTAAGCTCACCCTCTTACCTTCTGTACGCCCCGTAGTGGCGCTTAATTGTCGTTCCTATACACCGAACTCTTCCCACACCGCTTACACCGTTTGTGCCATCTCCGCATGTTGTAGTCGTATTTGTGTCCGAACAGTTTGCATAGGATTTTCATAGGTTACGCTCCTTTCCTAATGTCCGGTAGCTCATGATGGTGAATATCTATGTCTGCGAACTTACCGTACTGCTTCATGTTGATCATTTCGGCCGTTCCTACACTACCCTCGCGATTCTTTGCGACAATGCACTCGATGATGTTCTTTTTCTCAGTTTCCTTGTCGTAGTAATCGTCCCGATAAAGGAAGGTTATGGTGTCTGCATCCTGTTCGATATTTCCAGACTCCCTGAGGTCTGATAACATTGGACGCTTGTCCTGTCGTTGCTCTACACCGCGGCTAAGTTGTGCCAGGGCGATTACGGGACAGTCGTTTTCTCGTGACATGTGCTTCAAGCTTGTGCTGACATATCCGACTTCCATCGTCCGGTTATCGAATTTCTTCCCACCCTTGATCAACTGGAGGTAGTCGATGTAGACAATGAGGTCTGGATTCTTTTTCTTAAGTTTCCTTACTGCTGATCGTATTTCTTGGATCGTCAGACCCGGCCTATCATCAATGTAGAGGCTTAGTCCAACCATTCTTGCGTAAGCAACAACGTATTTCTCCCACTCATCATCTAGCAATTGCCCTGTTCGGATGCGATCTCCATCAATCAAGCACTCTGCGGATATCATCCGATCGTATAATTGCCTTTCTGGCTGCTCAAGGCTGAATATAGCTACTGTCATGTTTTCGTGAGCGTTTTTTCTAGCGTTGTTAAGCATAAATGCTGTCTTACCTACCGATGGTCTAGCCGCAATGATGTTAAGAGACTGCTTCTGCCATTTTCCTGTGATCCGATCGAGTGCGGTTCCAGCTGTGCTTATTCCTACTGGCTTTTCAGAGTATTTCTTTTCCTGCAGTTGGTTGTAGTGACTCTCTAGTCCTTCGCTGATGTGTACGAATCCTTCTTGCCTTCGTGATCCATCACCGATTTGTTCAGCGATACTTGCCAGTTCTGCCGCAAACTCTGCCGGGTTATCAATTCCAGCGTTATAAACTTCACCCAGCGACCGCATTCCTTCTCGCATTATGTTTTTCTCTCTCACGATTTGCTCGTGATAAGCGAAGTTTGCAACGGTTGGAATCGACTGGCTGAGTTTTAGTAGATACGATGAACCTCCAAGCTCTTGAATCTGATCACCTAGGTTGGATACTAGAGCTACAACATCGATGCTTGTGTTTGAGTCTCTTAGCTCAAGCATTTTCTCAAATACGATCTTGTGCCCACCATGATAGAAATCTTCCGGTTGTAAGGTGACTTCGTAGATCAGTTCAGGTGATTTCAGGATTGATCCGATGATTGACTGTTCTGCTTCTAGGCTGAAGTGTTCCATTTCTCACCTTCTTCCTTTGCTTTCTCAGCAATAACCTTCTTCGTCCATTCATCCCGGCTCATTCCTTCGCGTACCCAAGGTAATTCTCTGGGAATGCTATTCCGTATATCTT